TCCGGATAACGCCCGGAAGTACACCTGGCCGGTGATGCAGTCCGTGGCTCTGCGGTCCATGTTGGACGCCGGGGACGTCCTGGCAGCCTTCCGGTACAAGGAAACGGTAGACACGCCTTACGGCTTCAAGGTCCAACTGATCGACGGGGGGCGGCTCTCCAATCCCAACAACAAAATGGACTCTGATACCCTGGCCGGCGGGGTCGAGATGCGGACCGACGGCGAGCCCATCGCCTACCACACCGAGAACACCAGCCCTGGAAATACCGTAGTCAGGAAACAGGAGTGGACCCGCCTCCCGGCCCGGTCGCATTACGGCCGCCGGATGGTGCTCCATATCTACCAGCCCACCAGGGTGGACCAGACCAGGGGGGTGCCCTACCTGGCCCCGGTGATCGAGTCGCTAAAGCAGCTGACCCGCTACTCCGAAGCCGAGATCGAGGCGGCTGTGATCGCCTCGTTCTTCACTGTTTTTGTAAAATCCGAAAGCTCTGACGGTCTGGGCACATTCGAGCCGAACGACGAGACCGGGGCCCTGTCGGATGACGAGGACTACAAGCTCGGTTCCGGGGCCATCCTGGACCTGATGCCGGGCGAGGATATCAGCACCGCCAACCCCGGTAGGCCCAACGCACAGTTCGACCCGTTCTTTTTAGCCTATTGCCGACAGATCGGGGTAGCCCTGAACCTGCCCTTTGAGATCCTGGTCAAGCACTTCACGGCCTCCTACTCCGCCGCAAGGGCGGCACTCCTTGAGGCCTGGAGGTGGTTCCGGACCACAAGAGCCCGGTTCGCCGAATCCTTCCACCAGCCCATCTATGGCGAGGTCATAGACGAGGCCGTATCCAGGGGCCGGATCAGCGCCCCGGGCTATTTCTCGGACGCCGCCATCCGGGAGGCCTACCTGGGGGCCGATTGGATTGGGCCTGCTCCGGGCCAGATCGACCCGGTCAAGGAGATCGACGCAGCCGAAAAGGCTGTCTCCCTGGGGGTCAGGAGCCGGTCCGAGATCACCCAGGAACTCTACTCCACCGACTGGGAGAGCACCCAGGCGCAGCTATCGAAGGAAAACAAGCGGAGGTCTGAGGATGGCATGGCCACCGTGGCCGCGACCTCTGACGGACAAGCCCCGGAATCGGCACCGGAAAACGACGAAAAAGACGATCTCCCCGAAGAGGAGGACAAGTTTTGAGGGCTTTTGAACTGGCCGTCTCGGAGAAGTGGGCCATCACGGACGAGGCTCTGAATCAGATTCTGAGCATCGCCGCCCGTGACAACCCGGATCCGGAGGCCGTATCTGCCAAGACGGGCAAGCCTCTCCGGGAGGCCCCGGATGTCTACGTCCGAGACGGCGTGGCCGTGGTTCCGATCGTCGGGCCCCTGTTCCGGTACGCCAACCTGTTCACCCAGATCAGCGGGGCCACCTCGATCGAGAAGGTGGCCAAGGACTTCCGGGCGGCCATGGAGGACCCCGAGGTCAAGGCGATCCTCCTCAGTATCGACTCTCCCGGCGGCCAGGTTAACGGCATTGAGGACTTTTCCGAGCAGATCTATCAGGCCCGATCCGATAAGCCGATCACGGCCTACATCTCCGGGACCGGGGCCTCTGGTGGCTACTGGCTCGCCTCTGCCGCCTCTGCGGTGGTGGTCAACCGGACCGCCCTGGTGGGCTCCATCGGCGTGGTCGCCGTCATGCCGGGAGCGAAACCAAACGATGATATCCAGTTCGTCAGCTCGGTCAGCCCCAACAAGCGGCCCGACACCCGTTCGGCCAAGGGGCTGGCCCAGATTCAGGCAGAGATTGACGCCCTTGGGCAGGTCTTCGTTGAGACCGTGGCCCGCAACAGGGGCGAGAGTATAGAGACCGTCCTGGCCAATTACGGCCAGGGGGGTGTGTTTATAGGGCAGGGAGCGGTTGACGCCGGTTTGGCCGATTCTCTCGGCTCATTCGAGGACGTGCTCGTGGGCTTGGCCGATCAAGGCCGGGTGGCCATGGGCGACCACCGGACAAGGAGGACCATCACGATGTCCGACAAGACCAATAAGGCCGCCGAGGAGAAGGTCGTGGTTCAGGCCCCGACCATCGACGCGGCCTATCTGACCGAGCACCATCCCGACCTGGTCAGCCAGTTTCGGGACGAAGGGGCCCAGGCCGAGCGGAAGCGGATCGCCGCCATTATCGACTCGGACGAGGCCGAAGGGCGGACCAAACAGGCCAAGCACCTGGCCTTCAACACCGACATGGAGCCGGAAGCCGCCGGGGGCATCCTGGCCGCCGGTGAGAAGACCGGCGAGCAGGACGTTAACGGGTTCCTGGAGCAGCGGCGCGAGGAAGAGGCCGAGATGGCCCACGCCGATGTAGCCGCCACCAAGGAGGCTCCGCCCAAGAAGGACTTCATGACCCTGGTCAAGGAGCACCAGGCCGAGCACGGAGGCGGCATGGGTGACGCCGTTAAGGCGGTCGCCAAGGCCCACCCCGAGGCCCACGAGGCGTACGTCGCCCAGGCCAACAAGAGAGGTAACTAACCATGTGGAACGAAGGCGACAGGACTTTCACCGCCGGTGAGGCCCTTGTAGAGGGCTGCCGGGTCAAGATCGAGGCCGGGACCAGCACTGTCCCGCCCGAGGTCGTATATGCCGACGCGGGCGAGCCTGCCATCGGGGTTACCAGGCGCGACGCCGCCGACGGCGACACCGTGGCCGTCCGGCTGATCAACCATACCGGGACCATCGAGGCCCTGGCTGCCGGGGCAATCTCCGCCGGGGCTATCGTCTACGGCGCCGATGACGGCAAGGTCGAGGCCTCCGGGGTCGGGGTCCCGGTGGGTATCTGCATCGAGGCCGCCACGGCCGCCGATGACATCATCGAGGTCATGCCCCTGGCCGGGAGCCTGGGCGAGTTCTACTACTCGGACCCCAACCCGGACCTGCTCTCCGACGATGAGACGGCTATCGGAGTCATCGACTACGTCACGATGGCCTCGGCCTGTTCGTTTGGGCAGGTCGTCTATGAGAACGCCTCCGGCGAGTACGCCCTGGCTACCGCCTCCAACGTGGCCAAGCAGGCCGTCGCGGGCATGGTCCTGGGCTCCTACGCCGCCGCCGCCACCGGCCGAATCCTCAAGAGGGGCGTGGCCAAAAACACCGAATGGTCCGGCACCATCAACGTCGGTGCGCTTGTCTACCTCCAGTCCGGCGGGTCCAACTCGATCACCCCGACCGCTCCCGGTTCCGGGGTTCAGATCCTGGGCCGGGCGGTCGCCGCCGCCATTGTCGAGTTCGAGCCCAGTAACTGGGCCGTGCCCTCCTAAGCACTGAACCTTATAGCGCGGCGGAATGATCCGGCCGGGCTAACGCCTGGGCCGGTTTTTTATTGCCGTGACAAGGAGATAGATCAATGAGACCGACCAATTCGACCACGGTCCCCCGGCCCGATCTGGGGGCGATCGCCTACCAGTACGCGGTGGAGGCCAGCCAAAAGCGGTTTATTGGGGCGCGGGTTTTGCCCTGGGCTCCCGTTCCCAAGCAGTCGGCGGATTATCCCGTCCTGCCCAGTGAGGCTTTCCTGAAGCTGCCCGACACCGCCCGCAACGCCGACGGGACCTACAACCGGGACGGCTGGAAGTTCGAGAACGACAACTACGCCACGGTGGAATATGGCAAGGAGTCCGAACTGGAGGATTCCGAGGTAACCAAGTGGGAGGGGTTCTATACCGCCCTGGACCTGGAAGAGCCCACCGTGCAGCGGAACGTGGACATCCTGCTTCGTGGCCACGAGAAGCGGGTGGCCGACGCCGTCTTCAATACCACCAACCTGACCAGCAACGCGGTGGGGTCCGGCGGCTGGTTGTCCGCCGGATCGGAGCCCATCGAGGACGTCCAGACCGGCTGGGGCGTTATCCAGGACGCCACCGGGCTGGAGCCCAACGCCCTGGTCATGAGCCGGGCCATGTTCTTCGCCTTGCTGCGGCACACCCAGATTCAGGATGTGATGCAGTACACCAACCCCGTGGAGCGGTTCGGCTGGGAGGCCGCGAAGACTCTCCTGGGCGAGGTCTTCAACGTGGAGAAAGTCCTGGTGGGGTCGTCCGTCTACGACTCGGCCAAGAAGGGCAAATCCACCTCCACCTCGGCCATCTGGTCCAACCACTATGCCCTCTTGGCCAGAATCAGCGAGGGCGGTATTAACCTGAAGGAGCCCACCCT